AGGAGTTCTTGGAGTTTGTTCATAGGCTCGGGTTATAGCCCAATCCCCGGCAACGGCCCTGGCGCCGAGCGCGACATCGACTGCGCCTGCGCCAAATCCTTCGCGGCCGATGCGGCCACCGGCGCGGCCTGCAGCAAGTCCTGCGTCTGCTGCTGTTCCTGCCGGCCCTCGCGCATCGCCTTGACGGCCTCGGGCGACCGCAGCGCCTTCGACGGCATGCCATTGACGTCAGCCATGATGCGCAGCGCCTGCTCGGGATCGACGACATCGGAGATGGTCGGGTCGATCTGTGCGAGCGGCGCCAGCGATTCAAACGTGCGCAGGATGCCGATGCTGTCTTCGGCTTTCTGCAACCGATTCAGCGGCGCGACGTATTCGATTTCGACCAGCCCGCCGACTTCAAACAGCTCGTCGGGCATCTCCGGCAGGCGAAGATCGTGTTCGCCGACCTCGCGAAGTTCTCAGGCGTCGCCGATTCGATCATCGTCGTGTCGCCCGTGAGCCGTCAAACCGACGTGCCCGCGACATTCCAGCGCGAAGGGCGCCGCGAAGTATTCACCCGGCTTTGGCGCATGCTGCGTCTGCCGATCAACCAAGTGTTCGACAACGAGGATTTACGCGATGAATGATGGGAATGGGTCCGCCGCTGGCGGGCAACCCGGCGCGGCTGCCGGTGCGGGACAGGGCGCGACTGGCGCCGGTGCGGGCGGCGACCAGCCGTGGTTCTCCGGCATCCAAGACGAGGGCCTGCGCGGCTACGTCCAGACGAAAGGCTTCAAGGATCCGGCGGCGCTGGCCGACTCGTATCGCAACCTCGAAAAGCTGCAAGGCGTCCCGCAAGACCGCCTGCTGAAACTCCCCGAGCGCAGCGACGACCCCGCATGGGGCGATGTGCATAAGCGGCTCGGCCGACCGGATGATGCGAAGGGCTACGAGTTGCAGTTCGACGGCGATCCGGCATTCGCCGAACGGTTCGGCGGCGCGTTCCACAAAGCCGGACTGTCGAAGGATCAGGCGAAAGCCCTGAACACCGAATGGAACGGCTACGTCAACGAAATGATCGAAGCCGACAAGCGCGACCGCGAAACCCGCGACGCGACGGAAATGCAGGAACTCAAAACGAAGTGGGGCGAGACGTTCGACGGCAACGTCGAAGCCGGCCGCCGTGCTGGCCGCGAGTTCGGCCTGTCCGAAGAGGAGTTCAAACAGATATCAGGCTCGCTCGGCTCGGGCAAGACGCTCGAGCTGTTCCAGCGCATCGGCGCCAAGCTGGGCGAGGCCAAGCCATTCGATCCGTCGGGCTCCGGTGGTGCTGGCGGATTCGGCATGACGCCCGAGGGTGCGCGCGCGCGGATCCAGACGCTGTCCGGCGACAAGGACTGGACGGCGAAGTATCTGAGCGGCGGTGCAGCCGAGAAGGACGAAATGTCCCGGCTGCAGGTCATCGCGAACGGCGGGAAGCCGTGAGCCAGCGAAACGCAAACCAGGGGCGCGCCGGTCTTTCGGCCGCCCCCTTGCAACCCGGCGCGGATCGTGCTTTGATTCGCCTCGAACTACTGGGGCTGGTCTACAGAAAAGACCTCGCCCCAAGCGACAGCATCGAACGCGCACAAGCCCTTGAGGCATACGTGTTCGATGACCAGACAGCGGACAAGGCGAAGTTCTAACCGCCCCCGCTGACGCCGGGAAAGACCGGCGCTTGTCTCGGACGCATCCGGGGCATGCTGGGTTCCGGCCACGGCCGGGGAAACCCCGCGATCCACGTCATTTTTCCGACCTGAATCGAAAGAGGGTTCACCATGTCCGTCAATATTCCCACCCATTATGTTTCCCAGTTCTCGACCAATCTGCAGCTGTTGCTGCAGCAGAAAGGCTCGAAGCTGCGCGGCACCGTCACCGAGGCCCGATATGTCGGCAAAGCCGCCTCGCCTGTTGACCAGGTCGCCGCCACCGCCGCGCAGCGCGTGACTGGTCGGTTTCAGGCCATGCCGCGCATCGATGCGCAGCTCGATCGTCGCTGGGTCTACCCGGTCGATTACGATCACCCGCAGTTGATCGACACGTTCGACAAGCTGCGTCTGCTGACCGACCCGCAGTCGACGTATGCCATGGGCGCCATGTACGCCATGGGCCGCGCGATGGACGACGAGATCATCGCCAACTACTTCGGCGACGCCAAGACCGGCGAAACCGGCGGCACCACGACTGCATTCGGCACCACGCTGACCACGGCAGTCACGCCCGGCCAGAACGTGTCGGTCTCGACCGGTGGCACCGCATCCGGTTTCAACGTCGCCAAGCTGCGCGCCGGAAAAGTGGCGCTCGGAACGGCTGAAGTCGATTTCGACATGGACGAGATCATCACGGTCTGCAGAGAAGTTCAGCACGACAACCTGCTGAACGAAGTGCAGATCATCTCGTCTGACTTCAACGGCGGCGATCGACCGGTGTTGAAAGAGGGCCGCATCGAGCGATTCCTGGGCATCAACATCAAAACCTGCGAGCGCCTGCAGACCGGCACTGACGACATCGCCGGCACGTCCACGATGGTTCCGCTGTATGCCAAATCGGGCATGCATTTGGGCATCTGGAACGACATCGAAAACAGCATCGGCCAGCGCGAAGATCTTCGTGGCAAGCCGTACCAGCTGTACAGCGTCGGCACGTTCGGCGCGACCCGCATCGAAGAAAAGAAGATGATCCGGGTCTGGTGCCGCTAAGTCCTTCCTGATCTGCATCGCTGCGGCCTTCGGGCCGCTTCGACCACAACAAGCCCGAGGAGGGCAAAGCAATGGCAGTCGTCAATACCAAGTCCCCGGGCATCACGAACCGCGACGCGGTCCCGTCGGTGCTCAACAACTCCATCATCGATCGTGCGCAAGTCCGGCTGTGCAAGGATTACGCATCCATCGCAAACGGCGACTCGATTGCATCCGTGATCCGCGTCGTGTCCGTGGCGTCGAATGCCCGCGTCGATGCCGTCCGTCTGAGCTGCGCAGCCATCACCAGCGCCGCCGCCGATATCGGCGTGTATCGCAACACCCGCGATGGCGCTGCGGTGGTCGATGCCGACTTCTTCGGCTCGGCTGTGTCGATCGCGACCGCGCTGACGAACAGCGATGTCACGAACGAGTCGACGATCAACACGATCCAGAAGTCGGTGCAACCGCTGTGGCAGGCCCTGGGCTTCACGTCCGATCCGAACACCACGTTCGACATCTGCCTGACGCTCACGGCCGCCGCGACCGCTGCAGGCGATGTGGCGCTGTCGGTCACGTTCGGCGAGTAATCCCGCAACGCGGGCCGGGTTCGCTCGGCCCGCACTTCAAGGTGCACGAACATGGCAGACCGTTTCTATCAAGTCGCCGTCGGCGGCGGCATGCCGAACAACGTTGTCGAGGCGGGGTCGACGAGCGCAGGCTCGCCGGTTGAGCTGCGCGTGACGTACGACGCGACCGGCATCAACAAAATGCAGGTGCTCAAGGCGCTTGAGGCGATTAAGTACTACATCACCACCGATACCTTTCCGCCGGTCTGAGGGCAAAGACATGCAGACCGCAAGCGTCAAGCTCCTCACGAACGGATCGGCAACCAGCGGCCAGCAGTATTGGCCCGGCGGAAAAGGCTGCTTTCAAGTGGTCGCCACATTCGGCGGTGGCTCGGTCGGGCTGGAATACCTCGGCCCGGACGGGGTGACCTGGGTTGCGCCGGCGGGCGGCTCGCTGCTGGCGAACGGCGGGGTTGTGTTTGAACTGGCACCGTGCCAGATCCGCGCGGCAGTCGTGGCCGCGACTGCGGTGCATGCTTCAGCCGAACGCATCCCCGAGTAAGCCATGACCACGCGCGCGATTGTGCGGCCTGTGGTTCGTCCGATCTGCCGACCGGTTGCGGGCGCGCTTGGCACGCCATTGCTGGGACCTGAATTGCTGGCGAATGGCGGGTTCGACTCTGATACGGTTTGGACGAAGGGGCTTTCGTGGGCCATTGCTGCTGGCGTCGCGACCATCGTCACGCCGGTGGCGCTTTCCTCGCTGACGCAATCCGTGTCACCAACGATCGGCGCAACTTACCGCGTCACGTTCACAGTTTCCGGCTATATCGGCGGCGCCGCTTCGGTGAGGTTCCGAAACTCTGGCGCTAATGTGGTGACGTTCACTGGCGTTGCCGCAAACGGCACGTATACCGCAGACGTTGTTCTGCCCGGCGCCGCAAATGAGTTTGCGATTGTGGCCCCGAACTCGCTCGCCAGCTATTCGATCGACAACGTGTCGCTCAAACAGGTGTTCGTGTAATGACCGCGACCATTCTCGAATGCGTGAACCGTGCGCTGACCAAGATCGGAGCAGATCGCATTTCGTCCGGCGAGTTTGCGACGCCGAGCAACAAGAACTCGCGCGAAGCTGCTGCGATGTATCAGATGGTTCTCGACGCCGAGCTGCGCAAAAACACGTGGCGATTCTCTGTCGGCCGGCTCACGTTGACTGCAAGCATTCTGACGCCCGCGTTCGGCTACAGCACGGCTTTCGAGTTCCCAAGTTCAACCGTGCCGCTTCGCCTGATCCAGGTCGGCGACTATTACCCCGGCGCGGAGATCATCGATTACGTAGGCGGCGAGACGGCAGATTATGTCTATGAGGGCGGCGTGATTTCGATCAACGACGCCGGCCCGATTCGGGTCAAGTACGTCGGCCGCGCCAGCAACACGACGATCATCCCGCCATTCGACGCGCTGTTCGCCGAAGCCTACGCGTGCAAGCTGGCGATGGAGCTTGCCGAAGTCATCACGGCGTCCGATGCCAAGCGCGAGCGCGCATCCCGCGAATATCGCGAAGCGATCATGGAAGCGATCCGCACGAACGCAATCGAAGCGCCGCCGAACAAGCTGGCGGACGATTCCTGGATTCTTTCGAGGCTCTAATGTCGACAGTCGCGCCGATTCAATCGAACTTCAACGGCGGTGAGCTTTCGCCGACGATCGAAGGCCGCGTCGACATCAACAAATACACGAACGGCCTGCAAAGAATGCGCGGATTCATTCCGCTGGTGCAGGGGCCGGCGCGGCGTCGATCCGGTACTCGCTTCGTTGCCGAGGTTGAGGATTCGACGGTTCGCACGTGGCTGTTCTCTTTCATCTTCTCCGACGATGCCGCGTTCGTGCTTGAGTTCGGCGACAACGTCATGCGGTTCTACACGAACCATGCGCGCGTCACGTACCCGAAACCCGGAAATTACAGCGGCGTCGTGCAATACAGGATCGGCGACGCTGCGTTCTATACGGTCGACGGGAATTCGTATTACTGCATCAAGGATACGATCGGAAACCTACCCACGGATCCGGTTTATTGGTATCTGCTGCCCACCAATCCGTCCGTGTACGAGATTCCGACGCCATGGTCCGAGGCCGACCTGACAAAATCAGACGGCACGTTTCGGCTGTGGCTGGAACAGTCGGCCGACGTGATCTATATCACGCACCCGGACATCCCAACTCAAAAACTCATCCGCTTGTCGAACGTCAGTTGGACGCTGACCCCGGTCGCGTTCACGAATGGCCCCTTCATCGGCGTTGACCCGGACGAAACGCGCACGGTGTACGCCAGCGCGGAGACGGGCACGGGCATCACGTTGACTGCAAGCGTGGCAATTTTCGACGCCAGCCAGATCGGCTCGCAAATGCTGCTCGAAACGAAGCTGTCGGATGTTGTCCCGCAGTGGGAGCCCGGCAAGGTGGTCGCGGCCGGCGTGACGCGGCGCAGTGACGGCAGCTATTACCTGTCGGCGACGGCGGGCACCACGGGCGGCGGCAAACCGGTGCATCTCGAAGGGTCGCGCTACGACGGTGACCCGGGCGTGCAGTGGACGTATCTGCATTCGGGATACGGCGTCGCGCAGATCACCGCGATCGGTGGTGGCGGGACGACGGCGACCGCCGATGTCATCTCGCGCATTCCGTCGCAGGCGGTTGGGGTTGGCAATCCGACGACGCGCTGGTCGTTCGCCGAGTTCAGCGACCAGCTCGGCTATCCGTCTCATGCGGCATTTTCCGCGAACGGCTGTGGCTGTTTCGCGGAACTCAGGCATGGGCGTCGGTCGCGTCGGATTTCGAAAACTTTGCGAACCGCGACGGCCCCGACGTGACCGCCGACATGGCGATATCGATCAACTTCGCATCCGATCAGATCAACGATATCGCATGGGTCGCGCCGGCTAACGCTTTGCTCGTCGGCACGGTCGGGAACGAGTTCGCGATTAGCGAGCTATCGTCAAGCGATCCGATCGGTCCTGCGAATGTGCAAGTGAACGCGCAGACTTCTCACGGGTCGCGACAAGTGCGGCCGACGCGCGTCAACGACTCGATTTTGTTTGCGCAGAAATCGGGGCGCAAGCTGCGCGAGATTCGGTTCTCTTTCGAGTCGAACGGGTACGCGACGACAGATTTGACCGTGCTGGCGGAGCACATCACTTACGGCCAAATCATTCAAATGGCGTACCAGCAGGAGCCGCATAGTATCGCGTGGTCAGCTTGCAATAATGGCAACCTGATAGGTTTCACGTTCAACCGCGAGCAGGACGTTCTCGGGTGGCACGTTCACCCGATTGGCGGAACGGCAGCGGAGGTTGAATCCGTGGCTGCGATCCCGTCGCCCGATGGCGCTCGCGATGAGTTGTGGCTGATCGTGAAGCGGACAATCTCTGGCGCAACGAAGCGCTACGTAGAATATATGGATCGCGATTTCATCAGCAATGAAGGCATGACGCTTGACGATGCGTTTTTCGTCGATAGCGGGCTCGGTTACGTCGGCGCTCCGGCTGTCACGTTCAACGGACTGGATCACTTGAATGGCGAGACGGTCACGGGGCTATCGTCAGGCGGTGTGTTGATGGGGACGGCTACTGTATCGGCTGGCTCCGCCACATTCGCCACGCCACCGGCTGGCGCATATTCCGCGCCACTGGTGATCGGATTGCCATACGACGCCAAGCTGACCACGATGCGCATCGAAACCGGCAGCGACATCGGCACCGCGCAAGGCAAGATCAAGCGGATATCCGACGTGCGTGTGCGCGTGCTCGATACCGTCGGCGGCGTGGCCGGCCGAGATGGCGGCACCCTGGACGCGATCCGACCAGACCCGGACGCGCCGGCCGGCCTGTATTCCGACGACTCGATGCGGATCACCTGGCCGGCCGGGTACGAGCTGGCGGGCCGCATGACGATCCAGCAGCCCGACCCGCTGCCGATGACTGTCGTCGCGATCATGCCGGTCGTGAGCACGACAGGGTGAGCGTTCGAACCGGTCGAGGCGTCAATATCGTCCTCGGGTCCGGCGATTCGTCCAAGTTCGACCTGTTGGGCGGATCGTTCGGAGAGGCTGGCGATTATTCGGCGGGGCGCGACCCGGGTTCACGGCGGTTTTTGAAAAACGAGTCTGCAGCGGCTATTCTGAGGGCGGCTAGCGGCGGATCGATTGGCCCGGCTGACCCGAATGCATTTCCGCCAGGGGTCCGCCCGCGTCCAGACCCAGGGCCGAGGGATCGCGTCAAATAACAGGGGGCTTGGTGCAGATCATTCCATTCAAGGGCGAGCATCTTTTCGATCTTCGTTTGCAGCACATGCAGCAGGAATTTCATCAGCAATTTACGCCGCAGTACGGCCGAGCGCTTGAGGACGTAGGTAATGGCTACACCGCGATGGTGGACGGTAGGCCGATCGCGTGCGCCGGACTGGCCGAACAGTGGGAAGGGCGCGCGCTGGCTTGGGCGCTGATCGGACAGGACGCCGGCCCGCACTTCGTCCGGATGGTTCGCGGCATGCGTCGGGCGCTGGACATGTCGCGTTGGCGTAGAATCGAGGCGCAAGTCGATGCCGAGTTTGCCGAAGGAATCAGGCTTGCGGTTATGCTTGGGTTTGAGGTCGAATCGAAGATGCGAGCGTTCACCGCCGAAGGCCGAGATGCGTTCATGTTTGTGAGGATCAGAGAATGACGGGCATCGAAACGGGCGTAATCTTGGCGTATGCCGCCGCTGCATCTGCAGTCATCGGCGCCTATTCCGCCTATCAAGGCGGCAAGAACAGCGAGGCGATGGCGAAGTCTCAGGCCAACGCCGACGAGTTCAACGCCGAAGTAGGCCGCCAGAACGCCGCAGCGACCCGGCAGCAGGCCGACGCACGCGAGGAGGCGCAGAGACGGCAGGCGCGACAACGGCTCGGTGAACAGCGTGCAGCGCTGTCTCAGGCGGGTGCCGGGCTGTCCGGGTCGGCGGCCGATGTCTACGGCCAGTCGGCGACCAATGCTGAACTCGACGCACTGAACATCCGCTATGAAGGCGACATTCAGGCTCGCGGCCTGCTGATCGGCGCGCAGCAGGATCAGATGCAAGCCGGCATCTCGCGTATGAACGGCCGCACGGCGCGGCAGGCGGGCACGCTGAACGCGGCATCGTCGCTGCTGTCGGGCGCATCGAGTGCGTACGGGTACTATAAGCGGCCCAAGGGGACCAGCTGATGGCCGTCAGAATCAACCAATACGAACAGCGGACAGCGGTCGGCGGCGGCGCACCGGTGCCGCGTGCGCGTGGCGCACAGCTTGACCAGTCGCTGACGGATGCCGGGCAGCGGTTTGCGGGCGCTGTCGCCGGTGCGGCGCAGACGGTTGATCAGGTGCAGCAGCAACAGGAAGCGCTGGCGAAAGAGTCGGAGATGAACGACGCACGGGCCGCGCTGGCCGCCGAGGAGCCGCGCGCGCAGCTGGCGCTGGCGCAGAAGTTCTGGGAAGTGCAGCAGGCGTGGACGCCGGAAGGCCCATCGATTCCCGGGCAGATGAGCGTCGCAATCGACGAATATCGAAAGGATGCTGAAACCAGAATCACGAACCCGCAGGCGAAAAAGCTGCTGGCGTTGCGCGCCGAAGAGTTTCGGACGCACTACAACGTCCAGGGGTTCGCTTACGAGCAAGACAAGCGAATGGATGCGCGCGTTGGCGCGTATTCGCAGGGCTATCAAGACGCCGGAAACCTTGGCGCAACCGACCCCGCGAAGTTCGCGCAGTCGCTGGCGACGCTGAATAACAGCGTTCTTGCCGACACGCAAATTCCTGAATCCGCAAAAAAAGATTTCATCCGGAAACAATCTCAGGCATCTGCGCTGCAGGTCGCGAAAGTGCAGGCCGAAGTCGCGCCGGAGCGTGTCGCCGCGTACACGGGCGCACTTCTTGGAATCACTGAGCCGACGATTCCGGACACCGTGAAGCATCGCGGCGACATCATGGCGGAAATCGTCAAGCGCGAGTCTGGCGGGCGGATGTACGCAGCCAGCGGCGAAGTGCTGCGCGGTCCG